GTGATGCGCCAGGAGGCCTGCGGTTGCCCCGCACCACCGGCATTCGGGCTGACGCTCCAGATGCTCCCTTTCCACCCGATGCCACTCGGGGCTTCTTAAATGCGCGGGCCTGCCGGAGATTAGGTCGTGAAGCAGCTTCAGATGTCTTTGCACTTGCCTCTCCGCATGTTATGTGACATCGCGTGTTATGTGACATGCCAATAGAAAAGCCCGCCTCCGCCGTGCACGGAAACGGGCTTCTCGATATTGGCTGCGCTCAACGGTGATCGGCCGGAACGCTAAGATTGTCGGTTATCGTTTACGCCTTAGGCGTCTTTCTCCTTTGCCTGATTCTCGGTTGTCATCCGGACATACAGCTCCGGGGCGAGCTTATGAATCTGCGCAACCAAATGTAATCCGATGTCGCGCCTGCCCTCGGCAAACGCCATCAAAAGCCCCTCTCGCGAAAAAGAACTGTGATAGACGCCGCAAAGCGAAAGCAGATCCCACATCCACATCCTTCCTTCCGGGTCCGCCATTAGCTTCTGGAGCGCGGCCCGCGTCTGGTGCTCGCGGATTTTCTGCCTGTCTTTGCGTCCCTTCACCTGTTCGGGATCGGCAGCGTTGTATGGTTTGGCGTCCTCGCTCATGGCCCTACTCTCATCCTGAAAAAATCAAAAATCGCATTGGGCGCGTAACTGCCCGTCCCGTTGCCGATATAAGGCGGACCGGCAAAGGCGGTTACGGCTGTCGGGTCGGCCGACCAGGAACCCCATGTAAAGTTTGTAAACGAGGTCGACGTTTCGTCGCAGGTCAAGGGGTTCGCTGCAAAACCGCCGCTGACAGTCCAAGGCGAGGCTGAAGCGTCTACAGATAGCTTGATACAATACCAGATAGCACTGCCGGGACTAAAGTTCGTCGTTTCTATATAGCCGTAAGATCCGGTCGGACCCTGACCGTAAAACCTGAAATTACTGGCCCCTGTCATTCGCCATAGAAAAGCTACATTGGCTCCTATGCCAATGCCGCTTGTCCCTAGCTGCAAATGCGTTTCAATGGCGGGTGCGGTGGCATTCGCGGGTTGCCACCAGAAGATCCAGACGAACTTGTTGGCCGTCCAGTTAGCTTCTTGATATATATAGGGCGCGCTGCTCGTAAAATCGAACGCCCCCGTTCCTTCCTTGTGCGTCATCGTGTGATAGAGACTCGTATTGCCTTCGGAAGCCCATGAATAGCCATTTGTCCCGCCGTTGGTCACGATAACATTCGAGGCATCGTCATCAAGAGAAAGCTGGATTTCATAGGTGTAACTTGAAGCCGCCGGAGCCGCGGGGGCACCCGGAGAATCCAACCGGAACCCGAAGCCTGCACGCATGGTCGTAAGGAAAAAAAGTCCACATATAAAGGCACAAAATAGCTTTTTCATTTCATCTCTCTAAAAGTTCTTATCAATGTCACACATATATTCAGTCGTCGCCGTGCTGTAATAGCACGTAATCACGTCTCTTTTGCCGGCCGTAGCAGTCAGTGTCGGCGCCGAGCCTCCCGCCCAGGTCACGGTAGGACTAAAAGTAGGCAAGGGACATGGTCCATTCGATGCAGGCTGTTTGAGCACAACCCTGTAAACTTGTCCGCCCACGGGGTTGCTCATGGTCAGCGTCCATGCAGTCGTGTTCGCTTCCATCGTCACATAACAGCTTGACCCGTTCCCCCAGTTACAGGTTGCAGCTTCGCCGGTTTCAGTCACAGCCTGCTCGTAGCCGCCCATGTATGTTTTTACGTTGGTAGTTGCGGCTACACCTCCAAGGTTCGCCAGCGTATAGATCCCGTCGAAATAAGTCTTGAGGGCCGCCTTCAGGTTCGCCCAGGTCAGCTTTTTCTTCACCAGGCTCTGTGCCGAATCCTCGATCATTGTCTCATCGGCATCGGCAGGAGTCGTTTTACCAGTCAGCGCGTCAATTTCTCCCGCCCCCGTGCCGTGTATGGCGTTCGGATCGGAAGAAACCCGCGACCCCGGCTGACCGTATTGCCCCAAGGCTGGAAACGTCCCGGCAAACAGGCACACTGCGAAGCAAACAAAGACTGCAAATGCCAGATTTCTGCTCTTCATCGCTCTTTCCTTGGTTCCCCGATTTGATCGGGGACGGGCTCTCAACTAAAAAAGGCCATCGTGACGATGCAGTTAACGGCGCTCACAAGGCTCACATAGGTTTTCCCCGTGCATGACCTGATGAGCGGCTTCAGCTCCGGAGCGCTGCCATCTGTAATATTGGCCCCCGGCACCGCAATCGCCGCATTGGCGAATTTCATCCAGAAGTCATTTGCTCCACTCACTGTGAACAAAACGAAGTTGGCAACCGGTCCGGGTATGGCAGACGGCGTATAAGTGGCCCCGGATGTTCCCCCGGTCCACGTGTGAGTTGCGTCGGGCGTGCCCGTGACAGGTCCCGCGATCAGCGTAGGCCCGATCTGCAGGACCTTGGCATAAGCGCCGCTTGAGGCTTGCGTGACGGTTTCCGCAAGCTGAAACGTGCCGGAGGCAATCGCCCCTGCAATTACGGACGGGAGTTGAATCTGCTGGCTTACACCCGCGGCCAGTACAATAGAATAGGGCGTATCCGACTGCTGAAGCGCGCCCACCACCGCCTGGTCGAACCCGTCTCTGCCTAAAGTGAGTCGTAGCATTTCTTATCCCCTTTCAGGCCCGCCCGTGGCACAAGACAGGCCAAGACCGCCTTATTTTACGCGCATGACATTCGGAACATCGGGCAAAGCATTCACCTCGATGCCGAATTGTGTGCCTGACGCCTTGAACGTCATTACGGGTCCCATGACACAGTTGTACCTTTTAAGGATCGCCTGAATTTCGGCCAGGCACTTATCGGCCCGCGCCTTTTCGCTCAAATTCCCCACAAGTTCGATTACTCCGCTCATTGCTGTGCTCCTTGATATCCCATCATCTTCTGGAGGGCATTCTGGCCTCCGCCTACGTCTGTCTCGGAAAGCGTCTTCGCCCCCTGCACCCCTGCCATGCTCATCTGCGCCGCTTGTTGCGCCTGCGCCTGCTGAGCGCGCTCCTGCCGCACTTTTGCCATCTTGTCTGTCGCGATAATGAGTTTCTGGCTCACACCAAGAAAATCCGCATATTCCCGCGTCGTTTCATCCCAGTCCAGGTTGTCGCCAACGTCCGGCCTTGCCCCCATGAGGTTCCCTATAAATGCAACCAGGCGTTCGATAGGCGTCGTAGCCGTGGCTTTTTGAGCGTCCGCAAGCGTTGACACGCACTCGATATCAAAAGCCCTGCCCCGGATCTCCGGCGGCGCGGGAGGAATGAGCGCAGCCCTTTGCATCATCGAAAACACCCGCTCGATGAAGGGATTTATCAGCTCGAACTGGCTTCGCTCAAGGAATGGACCCAGCATCAGCATCTTTTCCTGTTTTCGCTCGATGATCTCGGTTGCGGTCCGTACCGTATCGAGCTGGCTTATCATGAGGAAAAGGTCTGCAAAAAACGCCTGCTTTATCCTGTCCTCGCACTTTGCGATTTTTTCTTCCAGCCCCCGGATATCCGGCGGCACCTCGTATGCCGTCTTGAATCCGTTTTGCTGCATGTTATTTACATAGGTCACACCTCCCGGTAAAAGTGAGAGCGGTTCGTTTTTCATCTCTACGCCGGCCACCATCGGAGGATTTACAACCTTGTCGATGGCCTGGGCGGATCTTTTCTCCATCTGCTGAAGCATCTTGGAACTTCCAAGCGCTTCCATGCCGGGAGACCTGCCGTAAGAATCGTTCGCGATAACATGCCACCTGGGCGCGCAAAACGGCAGCTCGTGATAGCCCTTTAGCTCCAGCACCAGGTTCTGACTCTGCCCCCACTCCCAGATGACGGAGCGGTACTTTCGCCCCTTAAGGCCCGGGAGCTGCGGCGCCCTGTCATCGTTCGGCTCTATCGCCTGGGCGACGTAGACCTCTTTATCGAGCTGTCCGGACTGCCACAGGCTACGAACCTGCGCGCTGCAGTTCTCGAGTCCGAACCGCTCAACAACTTGGCCAGCCGAGAGGACGTACTCCCGGTACAAAGTATCGATCTGATTTCGTCCCGAACTTGCAAGATAATATTCTCCGACTGTGAGAGTCTGACAACGTATGACATCTTCGTAGTCCTCCTCGATCAGCATACATCCCGTGCCGAATACCCCCAGTTCCTCGTAGATGACGTGCAGGGCGTTGTAAGCGTTACTCTGAGACAAAACGGTCAACATCCGCTTTGTCACCTCGTCCAGCCAAAGCCTTACCGGGGTGTTGTCAGAAACGTCCATATCGCGTATCGAAAGACGAAACCAAGGGCGTGCGGGACTTGTGAGACCGGCCATAAGACCGGCCGCCAAAGTTCGCGAAGCAAAAACCGGAGTTTCATTTATGATCCTCGATCCTACGGGATCTCCCCGCGTGGCCTGGTTTGGCGTAACCAGGTATCTTCCGCGCCGGGGCAGCATGAAATCGGAGAGTTGGCGCCAGTGCTGCCAGTAGCTCCAGCGGTCGGTTCGAAGGCTTACAAGCCGCCTGTCCACGTATTTGCGCAGGTCCTGAATTTTGGCCTGCCGTGCCATATTTATGGGAATGAGATCACCCACTTATCCTCCGAGTACGGTTTTTAGCCCGCTGTTCGCTGTCGTATTCGCTTTCGTCTGAAGCCCCTCAGGCCCCGTCAGAATAGTCTGTGAAGCTCCGTAAGCCATTGCGGCCTTGGTCCTCTGGTCTTGCCCCGCCTGCTGCACTCCCTGGTCGGGAAGCGCGGGCGGCGGCGCCGGAGGCGGTGGAACCGGTGGAACCGATGGAGCTGAACCGAAACACATAATCTGGTCATTCCCTTCCTTAGGCTCTAGCCGCAGGGCTTTAAACCTCCAGTGGAAGAATTGCGGAAGTTAAGAATTAAGAGCGCCTTGCTGGGCGTCCAGATCGGGCAATAGTATTGTTTCCATGCTGATTCGCTCAATTAAACACGTTAAAAAGGCCTTTTCAGTCCTGGCGGCGCCATTCTCCACGCTCTGCGAGGTATGGAGCGGGTAGCTGGAAGCAGGGAGCAGGAAGCGAACCACCTTGCGGAGCGCGGGTTTCTTGTATGTTCCCTGCCACTGTCTTTTTACTGTCCGTTTCTCTCTTCCCAATTCTTGCTTCATGCTTCTATGTCTCCGGGCGCCCCCTCGATTTCCTTGCCAGGACGAAAAATCTCTCCTTTCTGAGAAACTCCACGCCCCGCGAGGTTTTCCATCCGGTGTTTCCGAATTGACAATAGGATACCACGGATGGGTTTGGTCCTGCCAAATGGCAACCAGAAACGGCAGCCAGAAGCGGCAACCAGAAACGGCAACCAGAAGCGGCAAAATGCAGCGGTAAAAAGAAAAAAAGAATTCAATGGATGGATGGGTAAAACAAATTGAGCCTAAATCGAGCTACTAGCCCTTAACTCACCGCATGCGCCACCAGCACAAGTCTCCACACCTGGCGGGGCGTGGGAGTTTTTCACTTAATGACGCGAAGAAGGAAAGAAGAGATGGAGGAAATCGCGGCGGGATAGTTGATTCTGGACAGAAGGTGCGTGCTGCACTTGGCGCCTAGCGGATCGTGGAGATTGATTTATGAACTGGTTCTGTCGAAGTTGCTCACAGACCCCGGTTTCCGCACAGAACGGCAAAATGCCTAGCCATAATGGGTGACGGAGATGGAGCGGCTGCGATTTGATGAAGGCTTCCGGGCGATCTGATAGTTAAAGGGGATCCCCTGGTGGAGATCAAATCCGTTCAGAACGTCACTGCTGTGCACGACGAAAAGACTGAGACAGCGATGGGAAGACGGTTTTTCCCCCGTGTCTCCGTGCTGCGCTCCTTCATTCCAGACTTCACGTCTCGCGAAGCGGATCATACTCATGTCTCACCTGCGCGCTCGCCTCGGCGCCTCGAAATGGATCGTACTCGGTCACACAGAAGGCCGGTCTCGCGGGCCGTCCGGTTCGCCCAGATACCGGATATGCGAACGATATGGCCAGACAGTCAGCCCTGTTCGGCGACTTCAGACCGCGCTCTTTCATGTGCGCCTTGCTCTCAAGCTGGATTTTGCCGTCAATGCGTGCGACGGTTTCAGGGCCGATCAGATCATTGTAGAGCGCATTATCTGCCGGAATCGCACCGCCTGCTTTAAGCCAGTCGCGCATGAGCTTCCACATCTCGGCCCGTTTATTCAGACACCCCGGATCGCTCGATTCACCGGCAAACCAGACAAGCTGCCAGTTGCGACCCAATGTTCGGCCGGCAGATACGATGCCTGTCCCGTATCCCGCATCGATGAAGACAGCATCGACATCCTCCGTGTCCTCCAGGTTGGCCAGGATGTTTGCTACCTGAATGTCGTTATCGTTTTTGGACATCGTTCGAAGGATTTTAAATGCCAGACCTTGACGCAGTCCGATCACCAAATCGTCATCGCCTTCCCATGCGGGGTCACAGGTGAGGATTTTGGGGGCAAAATTATACTGCTCATCCCGAAGGTAGCGGCCGAAAGCTGCGTCAACATCCGTCACGCTTATAAACTGTTTGGCCGACATAGCCGGAAACATGCCGCGCACGCGCACCTT